TGTGAATGTCAAGCATCGCCTTCGCTGGTATCTCATTGCCAAGGATATTGACTGTTGAGATAACAACTACCTCTTTAGACGATCCGTTGAAGATATGAAATGCGATAGGGTGATTCATGATGCAGCGGTGTACGTTGGATGCTTCCTCGTTCATCTGCTCCAACTCCATTTCAAGAATCTGATTGTGAAAGTCTGCCCCCTTAGCGAGGGCAAACTTAGCATAACTGATATCTCCTGTGTAATGCTTCTTGATTCTCGATGCCGATAGCGCAGGGTAGAATATGAACTCTTCTCTGCTCATGGCTTGGTGTATTTCTCGGTGTAGAAACTTTCAAAAGGTATCTCTGTGCTTTCAGATATCGTAAGAGAACCTGAAAGATACGCACCTCTTAGATGCTCCTTTTCAAGGGATAGAATGTTAGAGGCATACTCAATAGCTGATGCCGTTGATGGATTCGGATTAAGATTGTAGCTGTACTGAAGCTGGAAGATTAGTAGTTCTAGTGGCGTTCTCATGGTTTTATTTTAGCACTATTTTTTTTATTCAATGACTTTAACAATTCTGTGTATTCAGAAAGAAGATCAAGATATTTTTTCTTCCAATACTCCGCTGATGCTTTGTGGTCGCACTCTATTGTATGACCTCTTTTTGTTATTTCATCAATCAGTTCACCGTCTGAGAATTTAGATAGTTTTGATTTCTTTTTCGGTTTGCTTTTTTCTTGAGAGGTAGCATAAAACCTTGCTGTATGTATTCCTTCAGGGGCTTTCATCGGATCACTTGTGTTTTATGGTCGTAGACTTCAATTCCTTTAATCTCTTTGATTCCTGTGTCAGCCATCGCCTTGGCAAGTCCTGTGAGTAACACCTCAACATCGAACTTATCGGCAGCGATAAGAGCGAACACCACCGCTGACCAGTCTACCATGTGAACGGGAGTGCCTTCGATGACTCTCGCCTTCTTAGTGACTCTGATGTTCTTAGGCTGCTCGGTCTGAACGCTCACTAGCTTATCGGTGAATCTCCCCATGATATCGGCAATGGCATCCGCTCCTGATGCTGCTATTGCTGCTGCCGCCTCTGCTTTAATCTTCTCATTTGCCTCACGTTGGATGCGCTCTAGTTCGGAAGAATAGACTAGCATCATGGCCTTACGTTCAGAAATGAAGTCTGTCAGCGGCGTGGTAGCCTCTTTCTCAATCTCCATGATTTGCTTCTTGTAGGCATCAAGTGGAGACGTTGCCGTCTTACGTGCCGTTTCGATTGATTTAACGGCTTCGTTTGCTAGTTTCAACGTCTCAGCCGTGATATCATAAGATAGGCGGTCTGTGATGCTCTTAGGGGCGTTTTCGATTAATTGCTGCGTTTTAAGTAACGCAGGATGATTGATGACCTCGTAAAGGTCTGCGACTTTAATTGTTAGTTCTGCTCTCATTGCTCTGTGTGAATTAGTGAATGGCAAAGTAAACTCTTTTATTTTGATTATGCAAACATTTGATAATAAAAACAAGGGAGGTGGTTAGCCTCCCGATAAATTAGAACGGTGATTTGCCGTTAGGTAGTTCCCAAGGAAGGTCTTCTTCATCTTTGCTAGGTGATATAGCAGGGATGCCAGCAGTACGATTGTCGGGTAGGTCATAACCATTCATCTGAGATGCCATGTATGCGATAAACTCGTCCGACTCCTTAATCTTATCCTGCACGAAAGAAGGCAAGGAAGTGAACACATCCATGTCAGGAGTCTGAGTGCTGAACGTAACCGTTGGATTGAACGGCGCAGGGCATACCATACCCTTCGGCAGCGGTGTCATATTGTTGATATTAGCGTAAGTGTTCTCGCCTTTCACAACATGAACGACCTGCACCATACAAGGTGCGCCAAGAAGACTGAAGACGTTGAACTTAGCAGCCTCGTCATCGCTCATCTTCTTACCGAGTAGACTCTCTACGTCCTTGCGGAGCGTTGACTTGCTATTCATCGAGAGCGTGTAGCCCTTACGTAAGTAGTATGGCTGCTCACCCTTCTCAGGGTTGAAGATTGCCAACTCCATAGGTAGTTCAAGCAAGAACTGAACCTTGCGCTTCTTGCCGGGAAAGTTACCTCCCTGCTCCGTAGTGCCTAAGTCAATAATTTGATAGACACGAGCAACGTGCATCCCTTCGGGTGCGATACTCTTAGTGTAGTTTGATTCACCCCCAACAGGGGCAGTTAACGATGGTAATGACATATTGATTTGGATTGATTTGGTTACAAATTAAAAGGAAGCAAAGGCAGCGTGAGAGGTATCGTTGATTGAGTCCTGCACCTTATCGAATGCCTTGATAAACTCGTCAATGGTCACATCTGCATACAGGGCAAATTCGGAAGGCACTAGGTATTCAACCTCTCTGTGGTAGACTCTTACGATGTTAGCCGCCTGTGAGTCGTTACGTCTGATGACAGCACGGTAGCAGCCATCGTTAATGATGTGAAGTAGTTCACCAGTTAGGTGATTGTAGTGATAGAAGTTAGTGCCTTCTACATTCTTGAAGTAAGTGATTGGACTTGTCATTGTAGTTGAATTTAATGATTGATTAAATGTTTTCGATTATGTCAAGGCAGCGAGTTTCGATATCAACCATGTTAGGGTTGGAAAGGGTGAACTCGATTAGATCACCTTTAGTCATTATCATACTTTCTATTTCGAAGGTTGAGCCGATTGGAGCGGTATCGTAGTCACCGTCTTCGCCCATTGAGTAGTATCCCGTGCATTCTAGTTCGCACTCGTTGATTAGGATAGTAACCGTTGTGTCAAATCCTGATAGGTATTTCTTTGCCATTGTGATTGATTGATTAAGTGAGTGAATAGTGAGGTAGTTGATTAATCAGCGTTATTCCATGCCTTAGATAACCAGCATTCGCAAGCATGAGCAGCGGTGTAGATTGAATAACCGCAGTCTGCTGTCATTACTTTGTTGAACGCAAGACTAACTTCGATTGCGCTCATCTTACTGAAGTAGTTCTCGTTATCAAGGAATTGACGAGACTGAATTAAGAATTGCTGACAGGCTTCTATCATTGCAGCACCTGTATTCTTAATGTTTTTGTCCAATCGGATGGTTTCGATTGTATTGAATTCTGTGTTGATTGCTAAAGTTGTCATGTGGATGATTAATTAAGTGAGTAGTGAATTATTGATAGGGCAAAGTAAAGTCTTTTATTTTGATTCTGCAATACACGAACAAAGAAAAAGCAAGTTATTTTTATAACTGCCTGACAACTACTTCAATAAAATTATCTCAATCGTTATTAGTTCCCTTGTATTGCTTCTCCCAGAACCTAGCTTTCGACTCATGTTCGTGCAAATCAGATCTAAGTACGTTAACTTCATTGAGCAGATACGCAATCGCTATGCAGCAACCCATCAACAGAATAGAAAGTGAAAGTATAATCATGCTATGTAGTTATTATAGATTGAGAGTTCATCGAAAACAAAGCATCACAGAACTTTGATATGTTTGATTTCTCTTTTATTTCCTTTTCTAATATCTCCCGTGCTACCTTTTCGGGCATTTCTTTTTTGAGGTAGAACCGAATCTTAACGAGCAATAACTCATCACACTCTCTATCTGTTATCGGTAGTCGATTCATAACTCTCTCGCTGCTTTTTTAACAAGCTGGTGGAAACTTTCCTTCAGCTTTATTATGCATTGTTCCATTAGTTTAAATTCAGACGAATCGGGGTTGTCTTGGATGGCTAATTTAACTAATCCATCAATACTAGACAACGGTGAAAGTAATTCGTGAGAAAGCATAAACCGAAAGTCATCAAGTAGTTTCTTTTGCTTTTCATGCTCATGGCTTGAAATGCTCGTTACATCAGTCATTTGAATACCGACAAAATGTAACCTACCTAGAATGCAATAGATATTCCAAAGAATCCAATGATTAGATCCGTTCTTCTGTTTCGTCTTTGAGTATAACCGAATAGCTTCAGGGCTTTTGTCTTTCGCCTTCTTAACCCTAATAACGTATTCGTCCAAGTCCGAATCTTCACTCATTAGATCGGAAAGTTTCTTAGGCTTAATATGGCTGCAATACTCGTTGAATAGGTCATTAGAGCTGACAATTAAGCCATCTAAGTCGGTAACTGAGTAAAGTAAGTCCGGCGAATCGCTTAAAATATAGCGCACTGACATGGTTCGTTTTGTTTTGCAATTTACGGCAAAGAAAACAAAATAGCCCTAATCATTTTGGGTGGTATTACCTATTTCAAATAAGTTCGTTGAATGTAGCCCCATCCAATCCTTACGGCAATGATTAAAAGGAATATCCAAAACGCCACCATTTGGAAGTTCTGCCAGCGAGTTAAGTAGTTCTCGTAGCGTATCTCAGTCGAATGAGTTGCTTTGCGTTCTTTAGTATCATACACCGTAACGTGAACGGTATCTTGCACCGTTCCTGACCGAACAGTCAAGACACCATCGTTCACGAAGATTTGTGGAGTAGTAGACCTATTGCCGTGATATTCTGCAATAGTTCGACCTATGCTAACCTTTCCATCAATAACGTCCAATTGAACGGCCTTAAAAGCTGAATCACTTGGAAAGATTATAGCAGTATCACGGGGTAAGATTGAAACGGTTAACGAATCGGTGTACGTTGTTTTCGGCTTGTGCGATTTACAACTAGCAAGAACGATTAACAGTAGTAGGATTCCACGCATTACGAACATCTTTAAATAGTTTAGCCCACGCATTAGTTTTCGAGCATCGCACAATGTAGGCAAGTGTGATAAGAAATATCAATACAGGAGCAGCCGCATCAAATTCATTGTTCAATGAAGTGTCAAGGGGATGGATATGAAGCGGATAGTACGGCTCAAATGATTGAATCGTTCCGTGCGTGTAGTCGCTTGGCTGTATCGTATCGCTTGCTCTGAAGGGCTGCTTCATTAGTATGGGCATCTCGTATTCAAAGGTAGTCAGTTCGTGGCTAAGTGCAACTGTGTCGCCATTTATTCCGATGTACCAATATAACAAGCCACTACCGTCAGGGTCAATGGTGGGCTTAAGTGCGACTAGGTCGTGAGATTCAACTTCGATGAAGTGCTTACGTATGAACGTATCCTGCCCTGCCGCTCTCCATGCGCCTTCGTTAATTAGCAAAGTATCTTTAGGCTGGTCCATCATTGCCTCCTCCCTTCTTGTAGTTGCCTATGTATTTGAACAGTCCTATGAAGTCGAATGTGTTATTTATAAATCCACCAGCGACAAGTAGCACAATTCCGAATATAGCTTTCTCCTGTGTAATCTTATCGAGATACCATAGTACCACCGTGCCTAATATCGCAGCCGAACCGATTGTTTCTTTCCAGTTCTTGCCTATTGCAATAAGTACACGCAGCCATCTAGGGTAGTCGGGATTCATTAGTACAAATATAGTGTTAGTTACCACCTACGTAATACATGAATTTATTATCCGTCACCCTTCGACCTAGCAAATCAAATCCGCTGCCGTCATTAGATGGATAAGGGATTTCGCAGAATACAATATCAGAAACATGAACGCCACCGTTGAGGTCATATTCTCTGACTGCGAAGTAATTCATGCCGCCCCGATTAAAAGGAATACAGACGTTGTAATGACTTTCAGTTGACTTGGTTTCGACTTCGGGCAACACCTTACCTAGTGAAGTCCAACTGACAGCATCCGTTGAGGTGATTATATCGTAGTACATAGTTCCCGAATTAGAGCAAGTGGAGAATCTCATCTTTAGATTGCCCTCTGAGTGATAAGCATAGATACCGCACCAATCAACAGCAAGCCCACCTGCTAAGATCGCATAAGGGCAAAAGTTATCAATCAGCTGCGCTTGGATGGTATAGCAAACCGATACCGTGTCATTCCCTGCTTGTATGAGCGTTCCATTTTCAATGAAGATACACGCACCGTTGTACTGCTTAACCGCCGTTACAAACGCTGGTTGACCGCTTGGAGAGGAATAACTAAACGCTGCTATCTGACCTTGATTGGTTCGGGGAATCTTCACGCAAATAGTTGTATCTCGAATAGATCCCGAAATACATTGATTGGCGAAATACAACCCGAAGAAACTTGGGAGCGCAAGATACGGCTGCATGAATCGGTTCGTGTTACATTGACCGAATGCGGAGGTTGATAGCAATAAAAAAAGCATGAGTGGTTTCATGCTTTGGTTTACGAAGATTGTAGGTGAAGGTTATACCTTTTCGTAAGTGCGTTCAAATATATCTTTGTCAACTAGCCATCTTTCAATTTTTTACGGTGGGTGGGGTTATTTATCGCCTCTCGGCTGGTTAGTTATGTGTTAGCGCAGGTTTGTTGCGCTAAACGTCCACCATAAAGTTCATCGCCTTTATCAATGACTTGTTTTTCGTATTCAGACAATTTTTGCAAACCTTCATCTGTGATTTTAGAAAGTTTCATTACGCCTGTTTTAATAATAGTTCCGTGTGGGGTTGCAAATAATGGTATTGAAAACATTTTGACACCATTTATTTCGCCCCAAAAACCATCTTCACTTTCATCTACAATCTTGCCAACTGCTTCACCAAGCATACAAGGCATTCCTTTGTAGTATTCTGTTATTGGATTTTCTGACATTGATAAATTCATCAAATGAAAAAGCCCCTCATAGTTGCGGCTATTCGTGGCTATGGTTGTTAAAACCAATTCTTTTCACACCGCCGCAAACAGTATGAGGCAAATGTATCAATATTAATTCGACATAAACAAATCGAACTCAGCTTTTCTTCTACGAACCAATCCAGCTAACACTTTCCCATCACCTTGAATGTAGCGAGTAGTCCACCATTGGCGTACGTCCTTACCTTCATTTACCAACTTGAACAAAGTATCACTCCCTCCCGTGTTGAAGGCATGAGAAACGAGCGCATCGAATTGGTTTTGGGTAAGTGGAACATGAACCTTCTTACTTACGATTGATTCAAATTCAGGCAGGATAAGCCGTAACAACTCATCGGCTTGTGCTTGGGTAATTACGTCCCCCATCTTAACCTTTGAACCATCAGCATAGAAGGTATTACCGTAGCCTATCGTAGCCTTTTTAGCAGGGCATAGATAGGCTTTTAGCTTGCATCCTTCATACTCCTTTATCAGCGCAACCCCGACTACTGAGGTGGTCATTAAACGGTGTATTGATAGGTACGTTGACAAACGAAAGTTATTAGTAATGCAGTTCCGTTTCCTATTATTGGAATTGCAGTTAACTTACTTCCAGTTAACGATTGAATGCTAATAGCATCAACTTCGGGGATTGAACTTTCAATGGAATAAATAGCCGTTACCTGACGAGCATTGATGAAGTTAGCCGCAGGAGGGACAGCTAAATCAAGGTTAAAAGTTTCAGAACTTTGCCCCGTGTCCAATTGAACACTAATGCGACAATTATCAGTAATTAAATTACCGATTCTTTGATAAGTAGATATTCCTAATATCTCCACAGTAGCAGCACCAGCAATATCTGATACTGTTGGTGTCCATGTGCCGCTTGTAGGGATAGCCAAATCAAAATCAACTTGCTTCGTAGTTCCCGTAGGTGCTTCTGATGTATCTGAAACATCGACAATGACCAACTTATCACCGCTCACTGGTGCTGTTAGTAGTTCCGGTAATGCTGTAATCTTAACTCCTGCCATTTTAGTTTGTTTTTAAAAAGTTATTATCAATGTAAATCCAAGCGTTCAGCTTGCATCCTTCATACTCTTTAATTAATGTTACCCCGATAGGGAGGTGGTCATTAGATTGAATAGGTTCGTTGAACTGTAAACTCTGCTGTAATTGCAGTTCCATTCATGGTTACTGAAACAACTCCGTATTTCTGACTAGCAACAGCACCAATATTTACGGTGTCAAATTCTGATATTGCGCTAACTGATGACCAAAAAGGAATAATATCACGAGTCGATGCAAAGTTAGTTGAAGGCAAAACAGCACAAGAAAGGTTAAAGTCCTCCAAAGATTGCCCCGTGTCCATTTCTACCGACAAACGGCAAATGTCAGTAACAACGCTACCTACCTGAGTGTATCGGCTTGTGCCAATTACTGTAATCGTAGCCGCTCCTGATTGGTTTGTGATGCTTGGTGTCCATGTGCCGTTAGTTGGAATACCTAATAAATCAACATCAATATTCTTGGTAGTTCCCGTTGGTGCTTCCGAGGTGTCCGAAACGTCAACAATCACCAACTTATCACCGCTAACGGGTGCTGTTAGTAGTTCCGGTAATGCTGTAATCTTTACTCCTGCCATGATTAAGTTGTTGTTAGTTGGTTAATTGCATCAATGAACAATTCAGTTGATTCAAATGATTCGTTGTTGATTGTCGTATCGCTAGGTGTAATGCCGAGTACCATTCCCCCGATTGTAATGTGAACGAAGTCATCATCCACTAATTCAATCAGATCAAAATAGCCTTCGAATCCATTAACCTTTAAGATGTTGTTCTCAATTTGTATGTTCATCATGTTTGCATTATTCGATAATAAGATACAGCCGTGCTATCTGCTCCCGATGTGTTCTGAACACAAAAAACGAAATACTTATCTACTGCCCAATTGATGTTGTAATTCGTCAATACATTTAACCCGATATCAGTAATCAATAAACTTGTCGCTGTTGGTATCTCTGTTACAGTTGCTGATTTAATATTTAATCTTCGCTCAAGCCTTGCCCCTGAGGTAACATTTGAAGCGGTATAAGTTGCAATCAGTTGAGGCGAACCAACTAAGTCAGCCGTTCCGTTCACGTACACACGATAAACCACAGCACCACCAGCACCAGTCTTATTCACCGTACCCCAATCAAGTTGAATGATATCGTTAGCTGCAAATGTGTTTGCTGCTATTAGTTGGGTTTTAGAAACCGTGTTCGTATTAGTAGATGAAGCAGTTCCCGTGGTGGTATCTTTGAACACCGTCAAGGAAGTAATTGCGTTTATTTGAGTCTGAATATTGCTAGTCGCACCCTTGACATAACTCAACTCTGTTAAACTTGGATAAGTCGCAACAGGCAATGATGCCAACACCCTTGCTGCGGTGAAGTATGCAATCTCATTAACCGTTCCGAACCCCGTTAACGCATCAACAGGAGTGCCGTCAAGGTTTAGCACCCATGAAGTGTAAGTGCCGCTACCTGTGTGATTCTTGATGTCCACAACAAGCGCACCAGTAGCAGCATTATAACTTGTTACCTCGCCATGCATATGATTTGAAACATTAAACACAACGAGAATCTCTTGCAGCGGAATGTAGCTTAAGTTAATATCGACAGTAAAACTTTTTGAGCCATTACTTACGCTGTTAGAAGTTACCGATGAAGTCTTATACCTATCGGCTAACGAATTGATAATAGGCGCAGCAGGGTTAGTATTGTCAACATTGATATTAATACCTGAGTTGACTGATGTAACTGTTCCGGTAGGAATAGTTGGCTTGTTCTTTATGAAGTCAAGTGCTGCGTTGTTCGCCTGTGTCCAATCAGACTGAATCTGAGCAGCAGGGATTGATGGCTTGTTCAGTATCTCACTTAGTCCACTAACAGAATTCCAATCAGCATTAACAGGAGCGGTGATGGTTGGCTTGTTGAGTATCTCAGATACACCACTAACAGAGTTCCAATCGGAATTAACCTGAGCCGCAGGTATTGATGGCTTGTTAAGTATCTGATTGTTGCCACTCGTAGCATCCCAATCAGTAGGTCTTTCGATAGTCTGAAGCCCTGCTCCAAGGTTTGTCCAGTACGTTGCGTTGGTAGGTAGTATAGAATCGTTGTTTGCGATACATCGGTAGATATTCCCGTTGTACCATACCGTGTTCCCTATCACATAACCGTTGCCTGTTACTGTAAGGTGGTCGGTTGAGAAAGCAATGGCTGTTGTTATGCCACCAACGCCACCGATAGCAACAAGGGGGTCGGCTACCGTTCCGTTTCCTGTTATCGTAACACCGTCAACAGCTACTTCGGTAAGGCAAGGAGTACACGGTTCGTAGTTCGGAGGTAGTGGTATCTCACCCGTTTCGCAGGTGTCATAACACCCATCATCGGCACTACTTACTATCTGAACATCAATGTCGATACTTACACAAGCCCACTCGTAGTTCTGAGTCAATGACTTAATCTCGTTGGCATATCCGTTAGGTATCACCTCGTATGACATCACCCCGATGGAAGCCTTGAACCCGAAGTCCATGCCCGATGTCAGCTTGAACACACGGGAAGCAATCCAATCTTGAGCATCTTCTGAGTCGCATGGAAGGTGTGACTTGCGGACAACAGCGTAAGCCGTCAGAGGGAAGGTTGTCTGATACATCTTCTTGCAGCCTGACACCTTCAAAGAGTCAATGATGCTGATGCTTACCTTACCTCTTTTCGCCCAGAAGATTGTTCCCTGCTTCGCATCGAAGTTGGTTACTACCTCGCCTTGTCCATCACCGATGTAGTGAATCCATGCCTTGTCGTTTCCGTTGGCATTGAGTTCACATAGCCCGAACTGCTTATCGAAGATATTAGCAACTGCAATGCGTTGATTTAAACGTCTTATTATCTCAGATAGTAGATTCATTACAGACCTTTGTTGAACGCCTCTGTGATGAACTCAGATAGCGATGTTTCGAACTCTTTAATCTCTTCGTTAGTCGGCACGAAGATAGCACCGTATTTGTTTTCCAATCCTTCAACTTTGCCTTCTTCAGAAGATTGAATTGTAATCGATGATTCAAGCCCGTTGTTCTCTATTCCGCTACTCTGAAACCCGAACTTCAACGCTCCCGTTAATTGAAGTGGAAGGTTTGCCGATGTCTGACTCTTTAACTGAGCATAGCCATTCGGAAAATACAAAGATTCAATTGGTTTCCCTTTTTTAGCCTTTCCGCTTTTGGTAGTAGAATTAGACTTGCCAAATTTGAATGATGAAGGTGCGTTCTTGACCGCCGATGGCGAAACGTAGATAGGAGTCGTTGAGTAAGGCACAGTCGGTAGTTTATCCCCTTCCGAATTACTCCCTCCCGTTGTTCCCGTACCGAAGATTCTAAGAAACATAAGCCCCTTCAAATCTTCGACAGCACGGTACAATGGGATGAAGTTACTTCTCCACGCATCCGTTATAGCCTGTGACTTCTGTTCGAACTCCTTAACTGTCATGGCAGGGCTGTTACGTATTTCATGTTTCTGTTACAATCGAAGCAATGGCGGTCATCAGGTAGCCTCATGTTCTGAAGCATCGCTGACACCTCGTCCATGTAGCGAGTTTCGGCAATGTCACGAGCAGTAGTTAACGCCTCCGGTGTTACACTTACCGCCGTATTTACTCTCTTTGATTGGCTTGCCGTTAATCCGTAGTTGTATATCTCAACAGCCGTAGCGTAGGCAAGCGGCAAAGCCATAAGCCCACCGATAGAACATAGCCACCCTTCACGATCGCAGTTAACATTATACACGATGCTCATTCCTTGTGTGTACTTCTTAGACGTTGAGGTAAGCACACTCGTTCCATCAGTCGTTAACTCAATGCCGATAGCATCAACGAATGGACAGATGTGCGACTCTTTCAATCGCCCTCCGCAGTCCGTACAAGCACCCTTCTTGGTTATCATCTTATAGGTCGCAGCCGTTGACTCATACACGAATGCCAAGTCTAGCTTTCTACGCTTCGCCTTAAACGTCTTTCCGATAAACTGCTCAACGCTACCAACAGCATACACGAATGTACCTACTAGCTTGAGCGTTGTCATATCGAACACCTTAACACTTACGTTGGTAGATGCAGCAGGAATACCGATGTTGAAATCTGAAATATAAAGATTTAGAAATGAAGTTGAGTTAGGGTCAATCTTCAATCGAATACCTCCGTACTTTCCAGCACCGAGAGCGGCATCAATGTTAGTCGCATCGGTCAATACCTGACCTACTCGCTTACCATCAATAACGGTATCGGCTTTCATTGACGGCGAAAGACGGGTTAAGATATCGCCCGAAAGTTTGCGCCATGCAAACTCTCTCTTGTCGTTAAACAAGTCAACACCGCTCACGTACTGGTCCGTGATAAGCTGACCGAGTAATGTTTGATTGATGCCTAAACTATCAATGTACAGCCCCGTTGATGGCTCGGTCTGCGTGCAGCCTCTTAATCCTAGAAGTGATTCGTAACACATGAGGTCAAAGTTAAATAAAAAAAGGGTGAGCAGTTAGCCCACCCCTATTCCTATACAAGTAGGTTAGTGTTATCCTCCGTGGTCAAATCGCTACCGTCTTCCGTTAGCAGATTCAACTCGGTTATTCATGCATTGTTAATCAACACACAGTTAACGTAGTTAACGCCAGCCAACTTATCTGATGCTTCGTAGATGTCAGTTGGAAGAGTTACCAACTTACCGATAGCAGTCACGATAACAGAAAGGTTACCACAGTCATCCTTTAACGTCAAGTCAACTGGAACACCAGCAGCCGTGAAAGCGATTGTGCGAGAGTAACCAGCACCAGCAGAAGGTTGGAAACCGTTGTTCCACTCAGCAAGGTTATAAGATAACCATTGGATTGCACCAGCAGTAGTCACCAATGCGTGTGATTGGTCACCTTGTGCAGCAGCAAGACGACTGTCGTATGCGAAGCCGAACCCGTTCTGCTGACTGATAGCCAACAAGTCAAGTCCGTTCTGAGAGCAGCAACCAGCCTTAACAGCGTTTGCGTAGCGTTGCATAGCAGCACCACCGAAAGCTATTGGAGCAGATGGGTAGTTAGCCATCTGAGTAGCTTGAGTGATGTCAGCAAGTGCAAACTCGTTAACAGCACCGCCAGTAGCTACGGTCTTAATCTGAAGACAGTCACCTGACATAGTGAAGAAACCTTCTACATCAGTACCCCATGATCCGATAGCAGCAACAGCTTGTGTAGCAGCAGCAGAAGCAACCTTACGGTCTACTACGTCCATCAAGCGCATAACGCTTTCTAAGAAGTAAACCGAGTTGTCTTGACAATGACGAGCAATGTCAGCACCTGAGATTAACTGAGAAGCCTGATAGGTGTCAGTTGTTTCAAGTGTGTAAGTAGTAGTTGAGTCACCGTACAAGTTAGTCGCTGTACAGTTGCTGATGTCAGCACCTTCTACAACTTCTGTTTCAGGCAAACGCTGAATCCAACGTGCTTCAACTGTGCGAAGTTTACCGCCTCCGGGCGCAACTTGCATCTTAATCATCTTCACATTCTCAGGCGAGTTAAGATACTCAAGGAAAGGAAGGGCTTCACGTTGACCAACCT